GCAGTAGATTGGGTATTCAATGCTTCGAGACGAACAGGGGAAGAATATCCACCCTGCTGAACAAGAACATCGGTATCAGAAGTTAAAAAGTTTCCGTTTCCTGTTCTAATTCCCTTTTGATCATTTCCCAAGAGAATAAAACCAGTACTGTAGCTTCCACCGCTTATTGCAACCTGAGATCCAAGAGGCTCATGAAATACATTCTGTCCACCTAGATACAGCCCGGCAAACACTCTGCAAGTCGTTACCCAGACTGAACCGTTCCACACTTTCATGAACCCTACATTTAGGTCATACCAGTGTTGATCGATTGCCGGGGATGCAGGCTCTACAGTTCCGTAAGTTGGCTGCCAAGGAGTAAACCCTCGGGTGATAGCGCCGGTGCCTAGATCTACGTTCCAGTAGAGATAATAAGCGGGAGTCACAGGCTGTGCTCCCCAGCTCGAGTTCCAAACTAAAGGTCCCCACGCATTGGCAATGGAGTTTGATTCTTGAATCAGGTAGTCATATCCACCTTGTGGTACAGCGGATGTTGGAGCGATCCCGAAGGAAGCAGTGACAAGCACCGGTACCGCCGGGCTTATCTGAAACACTATGCTGATGTAAGAACCATTTACAGCTAGGAAGCTTGGAGAACCTCCAACGGTAAATGACTTTACGATACCTTGTCTAAAATTTAGAATCATTTGAATCCCTTGACTAACTTGCAAATATTTATCATTCGTAGATCACGGTGCAGTTAATACCCGCGCCAATGGTAACAACAGTAAGACCAGTTGAGAACGAGATTCCTTTGAAATCAAGAGAAGCAATTTGATTTGGAGCTATCGTGGCGATGATCGTACCAGAAGCTGCAGTGTTGTCATATAGAGTGATCGAAGTTCCAGTATTAGCATTGATGACAACGGTTTGTAAGTTACCGGCTCCAGATTTCAACACTTGCGTTACAGCACCAGCGATGTTTTTGCCCACTGGTTGTGTTTCGGAAGGACCTAATCTTGAAATAAAGGCAATAAATGCATTGAGAGAGACGTTTGTCGTTGAACCACCTGTATTAAAATTTTCAAGTCTAGCAGGTAAATTCGTTGTAGAAGACCATGACGTATTGAAACGTTGAGTGTGAATTGTGATACCGTCAATAAAGAAGTATACTCGAAATGGAGTATACATGATCTCAAGCACGTGTGTGATAGTATCTATCACATGAGTCAATCCAGCTTTTCCGTTGAATGTCCCATTGATAATTCGTGTATCTACTCCTGCTTTTCTTGTAACAACCGCCAACTCAACACCGGATAACTCAAAAAATGCTCCATCATTAATATTGAAAGCACCAATGCGCCGTGTATTGTTGACTATACCAGTATCTGTAATCTGTATCGATGCACGAAACTTATTGATTGCACCAGCTACGTATCTTGCGTTTTGAACGGTTTGAATAGAAGTAGCATTATTTGTTGTTGTTCCCGTGGAAAGTGTAAGAGTTCCACTAGTAACAGCTACAGTACCACCGGTTCCTATGGAAGGAGTCCAGAAGTTTGTATCTAACGTGCTATCTGGAAACGCACTACCTACTAATTGAAAGATTGGAACAGATACAGCTTCACCGTTTGGAGAATAATATTGAGTGAATCCTGCACGATCTGTAATTTGATTAATTTGGGTTTGCAACCAACCATCGTCGCTTAAGCTACGAGGTAATTGATTTGCAATAGGGACCGTGATAGCTTGAAGTCTAAAGAAAGTAGTCGTAATGGTTGTATCATTGTGAACTCGAACTCTATAGTAAGCACCAAACGCGCCTACATTGATTCCAAAATTACCGATAGATGCGTAAAATTTGTATGAATCGGATATGTCCCAATTGGTACCATCTTGACTTTGATCCAAATAAACAGTACAATTTTGATCTGCATTTAGGAAAATTTGAATCATCGACGCTGTTATGTTAGATGCGGTAGCACCAACATAAGTAGCACCACCAGCAAGATTTACTGTTGATGAATTAGTAGAATCGATTGCAATATCTTGATTGATTAAGAGACCACCTTCCGGGGTCGCTCTCACATCAACATAGTTACCGGTAAGAATGTTCTTACCGGTAAGAATTGATTTAACAACCAACGCATCATCACTCGGCTTAACTATAGCATCAGATTCAATAATAGATCCGTTTCCTGCAAATGGATGTAAAATTGATTGAAGTCTAAAGAAAGTTTGATTAACTCCACCGTTTGTATAAACTATACGATAAAATTTAGAGTGTGGTTGTGCTTGTAATAATGCAGCAGATGGATGAGGTGTATATGTTGCAGAATGCAAATGATCCCAATTAACACCATCAGAAGAAAACTGAATCTGTAAGCCATCTGTTGCACTTTCCTGATCCGAGATGATAGACACAGCAACCTGAGCGTAAGAAAGTACATTTGTTGAAGGCCCTGTGAAGACCCCGTTTGCAAGTAATGGAGCGGTTGATGAATTTGCTACATCAACAATATCATTACTACCTACAGGCACTGCACCGTTTTGATCAATGGGAGTTGGTTGATAGCTCATTTACTTACCTTTACTTAGATTACGAACCATTCAGATCCGCTATATTGTACTTGAATTGACAGATATTGTCTATTTAGGATTGCAGTTGCAGCTCCGTCAATGTTCACTCCGTTTCCGCTAACCGTTATGGTGTTTACCGTTGCATCGATCTTCTTGATGTTAAAGATCGGATTGCCTACAGGTAAAGCTGGTAAAGTAACAGTAAATGGAGCAGTAGTAGCGTCTGCCAAAATTGTGAAGTCAGACAGCGTGATCAAATATCCAGAAGTCTTAGACGCAACGATTCCGTATGGGCCGGTTGGGCCGGTTGGGCCGGTAACAGAGGGACCAGTTGGACCGGTAACAGTTGAAGCCGGGCCAGTCGGGCCTGATGCACCCGTCGGTCCAGGTGGTGACTGAAGTTCAGACCAGTGTGCAAGATCGTTCTTCGGCAGAACTGTTGAAGTTAATGCAACAGTACAGATCCACAAAGAATTGATCAGCGCGTTTGCTGAACTTTCTGAGAAAACGTAATCACCAACGTTGTAAGCTGTACCTGATACCCAATTTCCACGATTAGTCAGGCCTGTTCCTGGGTTTCCCTGCGGACCAGTTGGACCTGTTACAGTTGAGGCAGGCCCCGTAGGACCTGTAACGCTTGGGCCAGTAGGACCATCTGTTCCTGTAGGTCCAGTAACAGATGGTCCAGTGGGCCCTGTAACTGTTGATGCTGGACCAGTTGGCCCCGTAGGACCTCCGAATGCTCCAGTCGGACCGACTGGTCCTGTCGGTCCAGTCACAGAAAGTCCGATGATACCCTGTGCGCCAGTTGGGCCTGTAGGCCCGCCTGGAGTGCCACGCGGACCTGTTGCTCCAGTCGGTCCGGTACCACCGATTAGTCCCTGCGCACCGGTTGCTCCTGTAGCACCGGTGACACCGACCATACCTGTGGGGCCTGTAATCCCCGGCCCTGTAGGTCCGGTCACAGTTGAAGCAGGTCCTGTTGGCCCAGTAACGCTTGGTCCCATTTCTCCAGTTGGTCCGGTTGGACCACCATCACCTGTTGGCCCAGTAACGCTTGGTCCCATTTCTCCAGTTGGACCAGTAACTGAAGGTCCAATTGACCCCGTTGGACCAGTAACTGAAGGGCCGGTAGGTCCAGTTGCACCAACAATACCGATTGAACCGGTAGGCCCGGTTGCGCCAGTAGGACCTATGATATTAGAAGGTGCACCAGTTGGTCCGGTTGCACCAGTGGGGCCAGCCACAGTTGAAGCAGCACCGATTGGTCCTGTAGCACCGGTAGGACCAGTTATAGAAGCTCCGGTAGGGCCTGTTACGGTTGAAGCAGCTCCGGTGGGGCCTGTAATAGAAGGGCCTGTTGCTCCGGTTGCTCCGGCAGGTCCTGCAATTGTGGATGCCGCACCAGTAGCACCTGCCAAACCTTGAGGCCCCGTCGGACCGGTCACGGTTGAAGCAGCACCGATTGGCCCTGTAGCACCGGTAGGTCCTGTAATCGAAGCTCCAATAGGACCCGTAGGTCCTACCATTGTAGATGCGGCCCCGGTAGGACCGGTAATTGAAGGTCCCGTCGCTCCTATTGCACCAGTAGGTCCTGTAACATTTGAAGCAGCTCCGGTAGGACCGGTGACACTTGGTCCAGTTGCCCCTGGTGCTCCTGTGGGTCCTGCTACAGTAGATGCAGGACCTGTAGCACCTGCCAAACCCTGAGGACCTGTAGGACCTGCCACAGTTGAAGCAGCACCGATTGGCCCTGTAGCACCGGTAGGTCCTGTGATCGATGCTCCAGTAGGACCAGTTACATTAGAGGCTGCTCCAGTGGGTCCTGTAATCGAAGCTCCAATAGGCCCTGTAATTGAAAGACCTGTAGGACCGGTGGGTCCAGCTACAGTTGAAGCTGCACCAGTTGGTCCAGTAACTGAAAGACCTGTAGGACCTGTGGGTCCTGCTACAGTAGATGCAGGACCTGTAGCACCTGCCAAACCCTGAGGACCTGTAGGACCTGCCACAGTTGAAGCAGCACCTGTTGATCCAGTAGCACCAGTTGGGCCTGTGATCGATGCTCCAGTAGGACCTGTAAATCCAGTGGGTCCAGTTACTGTTGAGGCAGCTCCAGTAGGTCCTGTAATTGAAAGACCAGTAGGTCCCGTTGGACCCGCTACCGTTGAAGCAGCACCGGTCGGTCCGGTAATTGATGGACCTGTAGCGCCAGTTGCACCAGTAGGACCTGCAATCGTAGATGCTGCACCGGTAGGACCGGTTATAGAGGGACCTGTAGCACCTATCGCACCGGTGGGTCCAGTCACATTTGAAGCTGCACCTGTTGGACCCATCGGTCCAGATGGGCCTGTTGGACCGACGCTTGAAATCGCAGCACGGATAGCACCGTAGGCTTTGACCGTACCCCCACCACTAAAAGTTGAGCTAGTATTAAGATAGATTACAGTTGGGGCTAGAAGATTGAATCTCTTGGTATACAGAGGAACTTCAAAAACCCCAGGGTTTGTGAAAGTTTCTCCTTGAAATCCCAGCCCTTCAACTATGATGCCAGGATCATTATCTACAGTTCCGCTCAGTGTTCCTGACACGGAAGCAGTAGTAAGAATTCCAATATAAGCAGTAACGTCCCAACTACCTACAGGCAATAAGATTGAAGTGAGTGAAGTAGATTCTCCAGACGTCAAGGCGATCGCGTTTGCCTGTAGTACAATTGATTCGTAGTAATTTGCCATCAAGTGGTCCTAGCCTAGATAAATGTTAATGCTCTCAAGAGTGAGATATAATGATCTTACTTCTATTTATGAAACCAACTTATCTCTATATCAAACGCCATAATGTCACCGGGTTGATGTACTTCGGGAAGACTAAGAAAGATCCGTTGAAGTATTCTGGATCTGGAAAGTATTGGAAAGACCATCTTAGGATGCATGGCGCTGACGTTACAACAATTTGGTATGTGTAGAGACTAAAGCTAAATTCTCAGCGTCTGCATTAAAGCGTTTTGCTCTATCTCCAGTTTCTTCGGAAACTAGAGCAAAAATTTCAGCTGCAAACAAAGGCAGACGAGGAAACACAAGTAAAGTAGTATCTCAAGAAACCAAAGACAAAATCTCAGCTGCAAATAAACTTTGCCTGGGCTAATAGAAGATTGGAGAAACAATATGCCATTTAGACTACCATCAGGAGACACCGTAAAGTGGATCGGCGATCTCAGTTTGCAAGATGCAGAAATTTTGACTCAATTTGGATTACATACTCAGAGAATCTTGGAGTTTGGATCTGGTGGAAGTACGCAGATCTTTGCTCAGTGTAAACCTGATGAAATCATCAGCATCGAGACTGATCCAGCCTGGATCACTCTTACTCAACAACGCCTTGATCAAATTTCTGACAAGACCGATGTTAAGTTTATCAGCTATGATCTCTATCCAGGTTTTGTAAACGGCAAGACTTTTGATCTGATCTTGGTAGACGGAATTGACTATCTTCGTAGAGACTTTGCGATCAACTCTTGGAAGTTGCTTGAGGTAGATGGATTTATGATCTTTCATGATACGAAGCGCTTTCAAGATTTTCAGAACGCCTCTTGGGTTGCTCAGCTCTATCACAACGAAATCAAGCAAATTGATGTCAATGCTCGCTGTTGTAACGGTAAGAGCAGCAACATGACGATTCTCCACAAGAAGTCACATGAGCCGTATGAGAATTGGAACTACACTGAGAATAAGCCACTTTGGGCATACGGTATGCCTGGACAACCTACTGACATGTCTCTATGGAGTCCCGGACAATGAGAATAGGAATCTACGGTATATGCAAAAATGAGAAAGACTTCGTTGAGCGATGTTTGAATTCGGTGAAAGAAGCTGATGTCATCGCGTTCTGTGACACCGGCTCAACCGACGGAACATGGGAGTTACTCCAGAACTTTGACCACCCAAATAAGATCGTCAAGCAAATCTGCGTCAGTCCATGGCGCTTTGATGATGCTCGCAACGTCGCGTTGATGTCACTTCCACCTGATGTAGACATGTGTATCTCTATTGACGCTGATGAGATGCTTGAGCCTGGTTGGCGCGAAGTTCTGACAGCAGCAATCACCAAAGATGCAGCTACTCTTGGAAAGATTCCAGAAAGATACAATCATCGATTCAAGACAATCTGGGACTGGACTGGTGCCGGTACTAACATCAGTGAACACTGGCATGAACGTATCCATGCAAGACATAACTATCGTTGGAAGCTGCCTGTTCACGAAGTTCTGGTGAAGAGCGATGGATCTGATGAAGTTGCTTGCTGGGTTCCAGAGCTGATGATGGTACAGAAGCCTGACACAACAAAGAATCGTGGTAGCTATTTACCAATGCTTGAACAGTCTGTCAAGGAAGATCCAAAGCGCTGGAAGTCTCTTTCGTTCTTGGCCGGTGAGTATATGAATGCTGGTAGAATCGATGACGCAATCAAAACGATGCAAACATGTCTTGAGCTTCCAGATTCTGACAAGGCTTTCTTATCATATCAGCTGTCCACTATATACCAACGTAAAGGCGACATGGACTGGGCAATCATCAGCATGTTGAACGCTGGTAAGTTTGCTCCACACGTTCGCGAGTACGTCGTCTATCTCGGACAGGTTTACTTAGCGGCAGGCAGAAAGTCAGATGCTCTCTCTGCATTTAATTGTGCTCTCTTGATCGCTGAGAGAACTTATGGGTACGAGTACAACCCTCAATGTTGGGGTGAAACTTTTGAGGAGTACGTAAAATCATGCCGAATGTTATAAAGACGTATAGCGGAGTAATGTTTGATCTTGTAAACTTCAACCCAGAAGATATCTTGATTGAAGACATTGCACATTCTCTATCTCTGACTGCAAGTGGTGGGCATTCTAATTGTCTTTATTCAGTAGCTCAACATTGTGTATGGTGTGCTCAACAAGAAGGAGTGTTCTTCAAAGGACTATATCGTAGAGACATGCAGTATCCACTATATCGGCTGATGCATGATGGAGCTGAAGCTTATCTCGGGGATATTGTCACTCCTCTTAAAGTTTTGCTTCCAGAATATAAGAAGAGAGAAGATGCTCTACTTGACATGATCTATCAGAAATTCTGCGGTGGTTCTGAAACTGATTTAATAGAAGAGGAAGTTAAGTTCATAGATCGTAAAGCTCTTGACTATGAAATGAGCTTTATCTGGGAAGATCACTGCCATAAAGTTGCATGGTCTGCAAAGAAATCAGAACGTGAGTTCTTGAAGATGTTTAAGAGGTTAAGTAAATGAAGAAACTTCGTATTGCAATTTACACGATCTGTCTTAATGAGGAAATATTCGCGCAACGCTTCATGGATTGTGCCAAGGAAGCTGACGGTATATTTGTAACTGACACCGGCTCCACAGACAACACGGTAAAGATTCTTGAAGAGAACGGTGCAATCGTTCATAAGATTAAGATGTCTCCGTGGCGCTTTGACATTCCTCGCAACATCTCAATGGACTTTGTTCCAGCTGACTATGACATTCTTGTTTGTATCGACTTAGACGAGATCCTCTCTCCAGGCTGGGCAGAAGAGATTCGAAAAGCTTGGACTCCAGGTACTACTCGTATGAGGTACCAGTACATTTGGAATCATCTTTCTGATGGACGCCCCGGAATCACATTCTGGTATGACAAGATCACATGCCGGCATGGATATCGCTGGGTTAAACCAGTCCATGAGATCTTGCAGTACTACAACGGCGAAGAGAAGCAGGCATTCTGTGAAACCTTTACCTTAGCTCACTTCCCTGACAATACCAAGTCTCGCGGTAGCTATCTGCCTCTACTAGAGCAAGGCTGTCGTGAAGAACCAAACGACGATCGAAACTCTCACTACCTAGGCCGAGAGTACATGTACTATGGAAAGTACGATCAAGCAATTGCTGAACTGCAAAGACATTTGTCTCTTCCTTCTGCTACCTGGAATGCAGAACGCTGTGCATCAATGAGGTTTATCGCTCGAAGTTGCGTTGCAAAGGGTGATTATGTCAATGCTGAACTCTGGGCTTTGAAGGCCTGTGCAGAATCATCGATTGATCGTGAACCTTGGCTCGAGCTGGGTAAAGTTTACTATGCAACTCAGAATTGGTCAGGTCTCTATGCGGCGATGAAGCGCCTTCTAACAATTGTCGAGAGGCCGAAGAGCTACATTTGTGAAGTAGATGCTTGGTATTCTCTGCCTCATGACTACTGCTCTATTGCTGCTTTCAATCTTGGAATGATCACTGAATCGGTTGCTCAGTGTGAAAAAGCAATTGAACACGATCCATCTGACCCAAGGCTTAAGTCAAATTTACAGTTGATGCAGTCCAAGTTATAATCATTCTATTGGAGACGATATGACATCAGAACAAAACTTTCGCCAGATCTTTGTTGACTTGAAACAAAAGGGGAAGATGACTTCTCCTCGCGGTCTTCCAGTCATCGAGATCGAAAATTACACATACGAGCTTCCAGCTCGAGTACGCTTTTGCAACTTTGAAGCTCGCAAGCTCAACCTTGACTACATCAAGCGTGAATTCCTCTGGTACCTACGTGGTAACAAGCATGACCTGTCTATCTTGAAGTATGCCAAGATGTGGGAAAACTTGGTGACTCCAGACCAGTCAATTAACTCAAACTACGGACAGTATATCTTCAATGTACCTACAGAAGTTACTTACAACCAGTTTGACTTTGTAGTCAACCAACTCATTGAAGATCGAGACAGCCGTCGTGCTTCTATCTCTATTCTTAAAAGCTCGCAGCTTATTAAGACTAACAAAGATGTACCTTGTACATACTCGTTGAACTTCCGCATTCGCGAGAGTCGATTGAATATGTCAGTTCATATGAGAAGTCAAGATGCGGTCTTTGGAATGGGAAATGATGCACCATGCTTCTCATTCATTCATGAGATGGTATGGGCTGCTCTTACAAAACAATATCCAGACCTAGAGATGGGGTCTTACCACCACATTGCAGACTCTTTCCATGTCTACGACCGTCACTTTGAAGTGATGGAAAAGATTGCAGAAGGAGATAAGTACATTCCGATTGAGTGCCCTGTAATCTCAAACGCAGATGAAGTCAAGTATCTGCAGTCACAGATCCACGGTACTTATGATGAAGAGTACTTTAGCCCGGCAATACGACCACGATATGCAAATCCACAGATGAAGGAAGAACTAAGTGACATTCTCAAGTTCTACCAAAAATCTATCCCATTTTCGAACTGGTTAACCAGCTTCGACAAACCCTAAATCAACAGGAGAATCACATGAAAGTAGTATGCATCCAATTGAACAGCGGCGTCGAGATCATCGGACGTCTTAACGAAGACAACACCATCTTTGCTGGTGGAGAATTCTTTCCAGACGGGACCGTCTGGAAACCTACCGGAGTAGTGACTCTGGAAAAGATCCGCAGTATCGGCGTGCAACAGGTAGGTCCGAAAGAAATGGGAATCTCTTTCTTCCCATGGTCGATCGCAAACCAAGATGGAGCGATCTCTTTCAACCTCGACAACTGTGCAACTTCAATCTACCCAGCTGAAAAGGCAGTGGAAGACGGCTATCTGTCGCAAACTTCACCAATCGTTCAAGCTCACAAGCCAAGCATCCAGATGGTGTAACAAGTAATTTCAAAGCTTTCAATGCCTTCCAAATAAATAAGAGAAATCTTATTGGGAGGCATTGTGCTTTTAGAAATTTCTACATTAGATGGGATAAAGAAAACTCAAAAAGTTAAGATATCTTGTGATAGGTGTCAGCAAGTAATAGAAAAATTTGTGTACTCTGTAATTAGTCAACGTGAAAAACGTAATGGTGAAGATGTTTGCAGAAGATGTTCAACAATCGAATACAATCAAAATCGTCCAATAGAAGTTAGAAAGAAAGCAGGAGATGGATTTAAGAATAAGTATCTTGGAAAGAAACTAGAAGAGATTGTAGGAGAAAAGAAAGCTATCGAAATAAAAAGAAAATTCTCAGAATCTAGTTCAGGAGAAAATAATTCTAACTTTGGTGGTAAGTACTCACGTGGTTTTGCTGATCGCCCGTTATACGGTTTATGGGAATCTGTTTATGGGATAGAAAAATCAAAGCAAAAGAAACTGCAATTATCTAAGCTGAATAGTGGATCTGGAAATCCAATGTTTGGTAAACCAGCACCAAAGAAATCTGGAAATGGAATAAGTGGATGGTATGGAAATGTCTATTTTCGTTCTTTGTTAGAACTGTCTTATATGATGCATTTAGATTCTCTTTCAATCAAATACATTAGTTGTGAATCTGAAAAATATAGATTTGAATATGAAATAGATGGCATCAAGAGAAATTATTTTCCAGACTTTTTCATTCCATCAACTAACGAATACATCGAAGTTAAACCTTCTCAAATGTTGAGCAATGAAATTGTTATTGCTAAGGCTAAAGCAGTACAAGCATTGGGACACAAATTTACTTTTATGACTCAAAAAGATATAATGAAGATTAAGAAAGACGAGTTAATGAGTTTGATTAGTACCGGTAAAGTAACAATAGATAAGGGAAAAGAAAAATGGCTTTGAAATCAATAGTGATAGAGGGATGTGATAGGTTAGGAAAAGACACTCTCATAAAGGGTATCCAGAACGAGCTCGGATACTTTCAAACTCTGCACTATCAGAAGCCTGAGAAGCTAGATTACTTCAACGGTAGTCTGTTCAGTTATCAGTTTGCATCGTTCAACACAATGTTCCACATTCTGTCAAGTAATGCTAGATTCATTTTGAATCGAGCTCACTTGGGTGAAGCTGTATACTCAAAGCGTTATCGTGATTATGACGGTAACTATGTCTTTAGTCTTGAGAAAGATCACAGACGTTTTTGGGATGAAGATACACACATCTTCCCTCATAAAGACTCGTACGAGAAGACAACTTTGCTCGTGCTTCTTTACACGTCTGACTTTAGCTTTATCAAAGATGACGGTCAATCTTTTGACTTTGAGAAGAAGGAAGAAGAACAAGCAGACTTCTTGAAAGCGTTTGACAAGTCGATCATCGAAAACAAGATCATGATCGATGTAAGCAATGGCATGGGTGGATATCGACCAGCTTTAGAGACTCTTAAAGCTGTTATTGATGCTTACAAAATGGAAGCAATGTGATGAGAGTTTTTAGAGTTACTACCAAGATTCACACTCCTGTAGGAATCTTTACAGGTATAGTGTCAGATGACTTCGAGACAGTTGAAAATGCTTTTGATGAGCGTGTCAAACTACAAGAAGTCATCTACAATTGTGACACCTTCACATTCAACTCAGATCAGGACGAGGGAACCGAAGTTACCCTCAACCAGCTCGTTGTCAAAAACTCTGTGTTTGAGTTTACAGTAATAGCAGTAGACTTGCCAGATTAGCCGTTCAGCTTGTAATCACGGATCTCTCTTTTAGAGGCGGTCCGTTTTGTCTCTATGTATTCTTCTACCTTTTGTTCTCTACCACCGTAGTAAGTGGTAAGAACACGAGGAATACGTGTCACACTAAACCAAACTCCTTCTACGAAGCGAAACTTCTTACCATCTTGAAAGTCACGATGGCTCTTGTCAGCTTCTGCTTTTTGTATAGCTTTGCGCTTTGCTCTTTCTTGGCGACGAGAGTCACCTGAAGAGAGTTTAAGCTTACCGTCACGAGGATCAACGTAGAATGTACCAGGTTCTTCTTCTACACAACCAGCAGCATCTCTAAAAGTGCCGTATCGAGACATGCAGTTGCTAGTGTAGTAGATGCGTCCGTCATCACCCACGAAGGTGTGAGTTTCAACGTTGCGGGTAAACAGAGCACGTAGATCAGATGCCTTTGCGACATCAGTATTGCACATCTTGGCGATCTCAGAATAAACATTGTTCCAATGACGGCCAATGCTAGAGGTAAGGAAGCGCTTTGCTACTTGGTAGAGATAAGAACGATCTTTGCCGTCCCATCCAACCTTCTTAGCGCGCATAGGAAGCACGCGGTCACAATACTCGTCATTGACATTCAGATCTTCATCAATCTTGAAGTTCTTTGCCAGACGATAATCGTTGGACTCGGTGCGATAATACGAAACACCACGACGAGCAGGCTCGGTGATGACTTTTTGCATATCATTGCGCATGTGTTTCTCCTTTAGTTAAATTCACATTCGCATGCTATACCCTTTCATGAAAGTTTGAAGAGTCAAGGTTAAGGTTAATTGAAAATTTTATTTATAAAATAGCATTATATCATAAGGCTTCTTAAAAAGACATTACTTTTTCACAAACTTGATCGTGATCTCTTTTCGAAACCTTGGAATCAAGGTAATTGGATCCACTGTACCAGTCTTACGATTTCTCGTGTGGATGATTACGTTGTATTCAGGTGGAATTTGACCCAATGAGATAGGCTCGAATTCAGCCGAGAAAGCTCTGACGTCATAAGAGTCATTCATGATATCATACTTGATGTCAACTGGAATTGCTTTTCTGAAGACTTTCTGGACAATACCTGGAGATTCTGAAAGGATATGATGCGAAAAACTAAAACGCCCGAATCGACGTTCATTGAAAAGTGTAGTCATTTGACACTCCAAAAGAAAATGGCTCTACCGTAATAGAACCATTTTATCATAGACTTACTCTGCTGAGAATTTAACTCATGTAGTCAAACGAGAGTCAGTAACGACCAGATTGCTGAAGTAGCCGTTCAGACGCTTGTCCAATTCCTTAGACAAGAGAGCAACGTCAGCTTGGGCATGAGCAGCGGTGTGAGCAGATACGTCGACGGTGGTATCACTGTAGACGACGGCATTGCTCAGGATCACTTGAGTACGAACTAATGTCTCACCACCTTCATACTTGAATACTGGAGTGTAGATCGCGTTAGCGCGGAAGCCGCGACGAGTCTTGACGCGAGACTTTTCAGCCCAACGCTTCAGAACTTCACGCAGATCGCTCTTGAGGCCACGAACTTCGCTCTTGTTATCGGTGCGGAGAATGATCTCCACGTCCAAGACGCTGATCACGTTCTTGGGTTCTTCAGCTGCCATCGAATAGCCGACCGAATTCACGTCATCGTTGTTAATGACAGCTGGGATTGACAGGGTACGGAAGGTTGAATCGGTCAGCAAGGTAGCGACCGCGACAGCTTGTGAGTCAACGGTAACTTCCTTGAAAGAACCCTTGTCTTCAATTAGACCGGTAGGCGCTGAGAAGCTTTCCATCTCCAGGTTGAAACCACGTACGACGTACACTCTCTTTTGCTTTTTGCTCATATTACTCTCCTTGTTTGGTAGTTCTTTGATAAAGTGTTTCTAATACCCTTTGCGTAACTCTGTTGGGACGTTTGCCTTGATCCACAAGTCCATCTTGGTACCTACTTTTGACGAGACTTTTTCAATCGGAAAGATTGCAAAAGCATCCATCTCAGGATAATCTGGACCATTCTTGTTGATCACCATTGACTCACAGAATAGAGCTTTAGTGTCAAGTTCATCAACTTCTATGTAGAAGAGATGCATGTCACGATCTTTCTGGTATGAGTGCTGCCCGAGATCAATGGTTTCTTCACTCTCAAACTGAAGATCAATTCCAGTTTCTTCGCGCAGTTCACGAAGAGCGGCCTTGAGGTGATGTTCTCCTTCTTCTGCTCCACCTTTCGGAAAGTCCCAACGATTACCGCCGTTAGTTGGGTGAGCTAACAACCAACCTCGTCCGGTCACGTTGATGATGAAGCCACAGGTACATTTTTCTTTCATTGGATCTTTCTTGAAATCATCTTCAGTATGATGCCAGGGGTATCGAGGAGATGTAGTCATCATACCTCTAATTCGTTTACGATAGAGTAATTATATCATGAACTACACCAAAGTAAACACTTATTTCAGCTCAGATCGATGACCTTCGAAGCTTTCTTAAAGATGTATGCCTTATAGTAGTCTTCACTATTCTCACTAGCCAAAGATCTCTTCACAGAGATCGCATAGCTCAAAGAACGGAACACGCCGTATTGATGAAGAATCAGGAAGCAGAATCCAAAAATCATTCCACATCTTGATCAGCTTTGTGTCAGCATGCTCATGACGGTTGATCGAATCTGATGTCATGCTGTTCTCCTTGAGAACAACGTTGTAGATCGAAATGTAGTAACTTTCTCTGAAAACTTTGTCTTGCAGAGCAACAGACTTGCGCGAAATATCAGTAGGCATCTTTACTTCTCCTCAACAATGACATCATGTTTGATACCGTTGACATCCCAGTAGAACAGTTCATAGCTGTCAATCATAGCCATGTATTGGTGATCACAAGTAACGTCGCCGGGAAAGAAATATGCATCGTTTGCTGAATCGATGATTTCTTCATCGATTGCCAAGACAGATGACAATTCAGTTGCTGTGATCCCACACACAGCATTCCACTTCTCTTTGGTAGCTTTGTCATATGCGATGAGAATGGTAAGTGCCTCGCTTAACTTGAAGCTGTCTCCCTTGTCATCCAATCCCTTGAATATGAAAGTATGAGTGTCATACGCGTCAGCATCGCCGCTCATGTACTCTACTTTAAGCTCAAATATATCCTTGGGTGTCTTAGACTTTATTGGTTCCCCAATCTTCAACGTGATTGCCATCTTACTTCTCCTCGAATTCAACCAGGTAACGGATGTTGACCTGAGAGTTTTTGTAGACGATCATCTCGTTGTTCATGATGCCGGAGACGCCAGGCTTTGCGAACGTAGAGTCATAGCCTTTCTTCGGCAGAGTCTCGTAAGAACCCTTCGGAATGTACTGCTCACCAAGAGCAAAGTCAACGAGGAACATGAAGCAGTTCTTGTCAATTGCACCGCGATCCCATGTACCACCGCGAGCATAGTTCAAAGCTTTGGTAGACTGGTCAGAACCGTAGATACCATCGCCGAACATACGACCGGTCACGTGGAATGAACCGGACTTCGGAGGACAGAACAGACCGCTCTTCAAGATCGACAGAACGTTGAACATACGGGTGCCGTGCCACAACATCTGAACGTTCTTGTTAACTGCTGGCCATGCGGCGATCTCCTTCTCAAAGGCAGACTTTGCATCAGGCATGGTCACCTCGTAGAAGCGAATCGGCTTCATGTTCTTGGAATCATGCTTCGAGTTGATGCTGTCAAAGAACATCTTCTCGATCTTTGCGATCATGATCTTGTCATCACAGATCTTGATTTGAGCAGTGAAGAGGTTCGGTGTGTCAGACATAGAAGTAGCAACCGCGATGTCTTTAGCAGACTTTAGGCGGGCATCAGCCAGATCAGCAGAAGCTTCCAACTGGTCAAGCAGAGTGCTTTGGCTTGTCAGAGTGTTGTAGGTGGAGAAGAAGTTCTTGTGCCAGCCTCGAGCATGTCCCACGGTCTGTGGAACGAGCATCAAGTAGGTGTTGAGGTTCTCGATGAATGTCTTGGCGTCAAAGTCAGACTTGGCAACGAACGGAGCCAACTCATCAAGAGCAATACGAGCCTGTTTGATTGTGTCTTTTGTGACGACGCCGATGGGAGTAGAGATGATACCGGTCTTCAGGTCAATGTCCATCTTACCACCAGAGGCCTTGACCAGTTCGTGGCGGTTGGCTTCAACGAGGCGGTCAATCAACTTGGAGAGTTCAGTATCGCCGCTGCCTAGTTGCTTTTTAGCAGCTTCGCGAACAACTTCCTTGGAGAGAGCAGGGCCGGTGGGTGCAGTAACAGCTTCAGTAAGGACTGTGATCTCACGATAGGGAGCTTTATAGCTCGGAGTACCTTCTTTGCCACGTCCGTTAACCTTTTCTCTAATCTTTCGATCGAGTTCAGTTCGAGACATTTGCTTTGGAGGATCTTCGGTGCAGGTTTTACCAACCCGACCATATTTGACAATGACGGAGCCGTCATCTCTTAAAATGTACTCCCAAAACTTATTATTATTTTGAAGAGCATCTGCACAAACAAACTTGCGGTGTTCAGTGACTTTAGCCATTATGAAATTCCTTCTAACTTATGAACGATTGCTACACATTATGAAGTGGGATTCACCTGAATCACCACGAAGCTATTTATAGTTTCCATTGCTCCTTGAATTTCAAGAAATTTGAATGGTCAATAAACATGAAAGTAGTATGACCAAATATGCGCTTTACTGACCATGACCAATCAGGGGTTGGTTCTTTAAATGACCAACCGCCAGAACCGATGTTTTCTTTACACCATACGATCATCTGCTCTTGGAGATGATAAAATCAGTGCCAAATTTTACTTCAAGCATTGTTGAAGACCCAAACATAAACTGGTCGAACGTGACTCATCCACTTATAAACTTGCTTATTACTGGGATCATGAATCTCTTTTCCATCCCAGTAGATCATGTGCATACCCTTCTCATAGTTGAGAGAGTCAACTTGAATCATGGCCTTTCTCTTCCAGAGAAGGTCACGAATCTCATGTGGTGCAGCATGACCCATGTACCGAGTGATGTAATCCTCGTCTTTCTTCAGGCCGGCTTTACAGAAGGCTTCCTCGATCTCATCGTTGTTGCAGCCTTTGTTAGCCTCAATTCTCTGACAGAACTCTGGATCGAATAGCTCCTCGTAAGACTTACCTGCAGCCATCGCGATGCAAGCTAGAACACAGTCAAATTCAAAGTGCTGTTTCTGCATCTTATGCTTTCATGACATTCTTCTTGAATTGTCTCATCACTCTTCCTCTGCAACAGACTGCAACAGGTTCAATTGACGCAGACCGAAGCGTTCCTTCAAGAACTGCTTCTCGTAGAACTCATTGTAGTCCGGTTCTTTACCCGAGAACTTCAGCATGATCAACTTGAAGTATGGGTGAGGATTAGTTCCTTCCTGAGAAAACTTCAATGCCATCGCCTTACGATCATGATGGTCAATCGCAGCTTCGCCTCGGTGAATCTTGCGAGAAGCTGCGCATTCATTCAATACACGGTCAACTTCAGTGCGAATCTCATTGACGTCACGAACAACACGGGCTTCGATCTCATTGATCTCAGTGAGGTCACAATCTTCACCAGCCAATGTAGACTTAACGTCATCCAGAGATTCGTTTAGCACCATCACCGCGATGTCTCGCTCGCGCAGGTTGGTCATCACACCGTGACGGTCACAGTACCACTTGGTCTTCACCTTGACCATGCTACCATCGATAAACTGGACGATGATACCCTCAATGTTCTCAGTTTCCAGGTGAAACTTCCAGAAGTCAGCTTCGGTCTTCAGAGTAACCAGCAGATCATCGCGATCATCAACGATGCCGATCTCATACTTGGCACAGAGATCTTCAAGTGCTGCACGGTTCATATACTCACCAGTGACGTTGTCACGAATGTGTAGCAGCTTTAGTTCGTCTTGGGGATAAGCAAGAACGATACGAGCAGTTGGTGAAGTCCACTCAAAGATAGCAGTCTTATCATGGTCAACGCACCATTCACAGAACAACATCATTCCATGTTGAGCTACAGTGTCCAGAGATAAGACATGAGCTCGAGCTTGTTTAGCAACGTCAGACTCAAAGGACTTCTTTGACTTGAAGGTGAAGTTTGCACCGGTGGTGATCGAAGTTACACCGTCTACAGCTTTCACGGTGTGAATCATTGAGCCATCACGCTTGTCCATGATACGAGTAACCTTGGACCAATCCAGAGCAGCAAACTGAGTTTCCGGAATCTGGTTCAGGTTGAAAAATTTATGAAGTGGACGGGCAATCACACGACCGTTCTTGTCAAACACGACACCGCGAGCTTCGCGAGAGTACATCTCATCGAAGGTGCCGTCGCATGAGATGATGTAGGAACAGACAACGGTACCGTTGTCTTGGTCCATGAAGCGGATTTCTTCTTTGTGAGCGACAGCTTGACGCATCAAGATGTCATTCACAAGAATCGGGAAGGGTAAATTTTGGCGCAGTCCGATGTAGGTCATTCTTGTTCCTTAAGGATGTAGGGTGCATAGACCCAAAGACGAATCATAAGAGAGTTGTAAAGATCAAAGTTTTTTCTGAAGACACAGAGAAGACTGTAAACAGTCTCTTCACCAACAAGATTGATCTCTTTGCGAGTGTCGATAGTGTCAAACCAATCAACTACCTTGATGCTTTCTTCAAAGGAATACTTTGAGCACAATGCGATCAATGCAGCGCTCTTCCACTCAGAAAATTCATTTTCGTTCATTTGGCCTCCAGTTCGTACACTAAGAGGACATCAGCAACTTCAGCAATGCGAGTATAATAGGAGAACTTTCCGTCTCTCCAATCCCAGTCATGGGTACGATCTTCTAAAAAGACGTTTTGGTTATGAACCATCTCACCATCACGATCCAGGAAGTTCTGCTCATCGATAAGAGTTGCTACTCTTATTGGTTTCTCGGTCAACAGAATCTGCTTACGGCTGTTAGCCTCGATTCCACGCAAGATTTTATAGCGAGTAGCTTTCATCTTTTACCTCCAGATTCGGTTACGATGGAGTAATTATATCAAAGCACTCAAGAAAGTAAACACTTATTTGAAGAAAGCACTTAATTTGAGCAGGGAAAGTGATCTTTAATCGTGTAACCGTGCTCACATCCGGGGACGTGAAGCGAATCTGCGACTACATTGACAACAGGAGTCGTATAATCTACCTTGATTTCTTCAGAATCAGGAAAACGAATGAGCATTGCAGCAAGAATAGCGATAGCTGCGATTGTGTACAAGATAGATTTCAGCTTCATAGTTTCCTCCTAAATGAGGAAACATTATATCACGAAACTGCAAGAATGTAAACCGAAAAGTGTAAGATTCTCAATGGGAATGAGTCTTTTTAATCATGAAGGGTCTCCGAACACCAGCACTAAAGGCTTCAGCCGCTTCCAATGCAGCGCTAATTCTTTCATCCGGAGTTTTATCTTGAGTTGTGTGTAGAGCACCAAGAGCAAGTTCAGCACCACAACCAACCGCATCAAATGACTCTAAATTCTCTGCAACTTGATAGTCGTTGCATATTCGAAAGATGCGACCTTGAAAACTTACTTAGTCTGAGCGATCCACTCGTCAAAGTTTGCAATAGAATTTTTGTCTAAGCTTGGTCCAAAGTAGATACCGGTAGAAGCTTCAATCGCAGACAAGGGAACTACATAGTTGCGAAGATCCTTTGTTGGTATGTCTGCATTCGGCATCGAGAAAGCAATCGTCTTTCCTGTCTCAGCATCGATCATTATCTTGAATAGATAGTCAGGAACCCAAACTTTGTTTAGACCGATAGTCACCCGTGCTTTGTTGGGCAAGAAAATTGGACCAGATACTACGTAAACTCCAGCTGGATGCAAAGCAACATAACCACGAATTCTCATCTCTATGAACTTCCAGATGATCTCATTGTTACGATAATTTTGAGGTACCATGTTGCTCATGAAGAAAGATTCACTGACACAGTCTACACAAGAGCTAAAGTCTTGATTGGGTGTCATATGCCCACGATCACATGAATTTACTCGTCTCTTTGTAGTGATAGGTCCACAAGCAGTCCCCGAATCATCATAATCTGAAGAGGTTACTGCGTGAAGAGATTCTATCGCAGGATCTGCACGAAAATCATTAGTACGAGGTAAGCTACCTGTATCTCCTACTACAAGATGTTCTGTTGTGTAGATTGGATCGTGTGTGGTGAATGAATACGCAATTGCATATTCTTTGTGGCAGATGAATTGATCAGCCAGCACGATGGGAGCCATCTTGTATGCCAACTGAGGGCAGTATCGGTCAATATCATTACATGCTAATGTCTGAAAGGACGTTAGCATTAAGATTAGGACAAACATCTTCTTCATGAATTTTCCTTTGAGTATAAGACTCGTTCAATTTGTTCATACAACTTGTTTAAGCCGAGAGACTTATCATTTATGATAAGCTTATCTTCTGGAAGGCGCTTGATACCAGATTCTGAACCGTGATTGTATTTTTCGTCACGCTTCAGCCCTGGGGTCTCTAGGAAGATCAGGATTGAGTTTGGTTGAGAACGAACCCACTCAGCTTCATTTTCAAAACGCACGTCAGTAATGATCGTTCCGATACCTTCTGCCAAGTTATTTTTGGTTTCAAGTTCTGCGCGCTTAATCCAAACATCCTTACGTAACATGTCTCGACCATATTCAGTACCAAGTTGTTGCATTGATTTGCGAGGTGTAAAACCCCAAAAAGGATCAACCTGTTCTTTCAGAACACGATCATTCATCTGCTCGTCGGTGAAACCAAACATGACCTTACAAGCTTCCTTTACCGGTTTGGCAAAGGCGTACTTAGACCACCTCGAAGGGCCAGAGATAGTTCGATCCATCCAATAGATGAATTCGGCAACCGTATCTTTTCCACCGTTGAGCGGTCCGTGGATACCGATGAGTTTAGTAGATTTCATTAGCGAATGATCATGAGGAATGTTTGGAGAGCTGTATTCAAGCAGTAGATAAACCCAACGACCCCAAACCACGCACTAGCAAAGATAGAAGCAATAACGAATGCTGACCTGGTCTTGTAGTTATCGCTGAAGATAACTATCACAAGAGAGCTCAAGAAAATTGTTATCAATGCAAAATTTATGTATGAGAATAGTATCATTTCTTAGCTTTCTTTTTCTTTTTCTTCTCAACGTGTTTATCATGAGCATGTTGAGCTTCTTCAATCATGTTTGTGATGACTTTTTCACCCTTGAACACTCTCTCAAGAAGCTCGTCAGCACCTGACGCGTTACCATCTTGAACCATGTAATTGTGAAGAAGAGATAAGTCGTCAAAACAACTCGGATGTAAAATCTCTCCTGTTTTACAATTGACTAGCGCTTTTTCTTTGTGATTGATCTTGATTTTGCACATTTTGTATCTTCAGTATGGTTGATGACACTTAACGATTGCTCTCGTGAGTAAGTGTTCTAGGTTATCAAATACTTCTACCCGATGGCGTAGAGCGAGAGCCTTCAAGTATGCATTCTTCGGTGCGTCAGGTGGAGCTCCAAAGATACACTTTCCTGACGCAACGAGCGATCCAAACTCAACGTTAGTTGTAAATGCTGGCAGCTTCTTGAGCTCACGAGGAACCCAAAAGACAACGATCGTTGCCACGTTTAATGCTGACCACTCCCAGTGAATTTGCTCGTCGTAGTCAAAGTCAGGTTGAGACCAATGTTCAAGACTTGGTCTCAATTCAGGGACATAAACCTTACCATCAAAGCCATGCTCATGAAGAATCTTGATCGCTCCAGGCCGCCAGGAAGGTGTATCAGAATCTCTTGGAGTCGGACCTGCCAAAAAGATCGACTTTTCTACTTCTTCTCTTGCATATACAAGCTTCATCATCTCTTCCTCTTTGAACTGACCGAACCATCGTAGAATCCCGGGTCTTTCTTTCTGACCCATGAAATGAAACTTGCAATGTCCGGGTGAGCAATCAGCTCCTCCCAAGTGTGGTACTTTTTCTCTAGCTCCTTCTCAGTGAAGGTAGCATGGATCTTTCGGTGACAAATTCTATGAATTGCGTACTTGTCTTTGCCACCGTGACATTTCGGCATCAAGTGATGCTCGTTGATGTTTATGTCACCGAGTTCTCGATGGCAGAGTGGACAGATCATGTACAAGGTTCTGTACTACTTAAGCACAAAGTTAATGGTAATCTATATCAAGGAAATTTAAAGTTAGCTCAGGACCTTACATGACATTCGTTCTCACATCATAGTTCAAAAGAGCTTGAGTGTAAGCCATAGTCATGTTAAATTCAACAGCAAGGTCCTTGGGATCGGCAAATTCCACTTCGTATCGGTAACGAGCAGCCCTTACTTGATCATCAGTTAGAAATGCTCGGTGATGTTGCTTTTTAGCAGTTTTAACTTTTGGTTTAGCAGTCGGCTCACTTGCAATCTTGAGCAAGGTTGGGTTGAGATAAAGACCAGCTCTAACTACAGTTGAAGCGCCGCTGTCAGAACGACGATGTCCACCTAACTTGTAGGTACTTGCTTTCACTTGGTCTCCTTAGAGTTTCAATGCTGCGAGTTCACGTTTGTACATCTTGACAGGTTGGTCGACTTGGAGGTCAGCTAGCTTCTTCCTCTCAAACTCCAACTTCTTTGCACTGTCCTCAATGTGATCACGCGTCAGAGACCAGATTGACATCCCCAGGAGACGTTCCGGTTGAGTGAACTTGTTAGCATTCAACAGCTCAAGCAGATCTTTCTTCCCGGTGTCACGGAACTTTTGAGTGTTTGCGAGGTAGAAATTGATGAATCGAATCACCTCTTCCAACCAAGCAATTTGAGCACTCGTGAGTTCGATGTATTTTTGACGACGATCTTCATAGCGTTTAAGGCGCCAATCTACGAAAGCAGCAAGCAGTTTCTCGACTGACTCATACTTCTCGATCACACCGTCAGGATTCCAAACAGTCAAGTTTTCTGTGTCACGAGCTTCTAGCTTCAATACCTTGATGAGCTCTTCGCGCTGTAAGACTGTAGTAGTGCGAGGAACTTTGAGGATGAAGTCAAATCCTGTGTCATCAGACGCGTTCTTGAAGCTCTTAACTTTTTCTTGATCTTCAAGCCTGAAGAGAATCTCTTCGTACTTGTCAGACTGAGTACCGACAGGAAGCTCAGTCACACGAATCTCGGTACTGTTGATGACGGTAAAGTCACCGGTAACCTTGACTTGGCCGTTCGTCTTGTCACGTTCAACCTTACCCTTAAAGTCATTCCACCAAGGCGTCAGTTCGTGATCGGTCAACTTCTTTCCGTCGAGGATTTTCAAAATCGCTTGCTTCAGATCATCTGGTTTGTAAGAGAAGATGTGTGTAGCATGTCCTGTACCCATACCCTCTGCGCCGTTGAGCAACACAACAGGAAGTAGAGGAATGAAATACTTTGGCTCGATCTTCAGATCACCGGCACGGCGCTGTTCCAGGATGATGTCATCTTCCTTCATGAAAATCTTACGGAAGTTTTCATGGATCTTGGTTTCGATGTAACGAGCAGCCGAAGTGCCGTGAGAGCGGCGAGAACCGAACTGACCTTCAGGTACCAAGAAGTTTACGTTGTTGCTACCAGCAAAGTCTTGAGCAAGACCGGCGATCGTTCCCTGCATGGAACCAATGCCGTGGTGATAGTCAGTAGCTGCTGCGCAGTGTGCTGAAACCCGTTCTACAGAGATGAGACCTGCATTTTCTCCGCGATCAAGCATTCCCCACATGGCCTTTCGCTGAGCTTCCTTGAAGCCGTCACCGATGAATGGAATGCCGCGAACGTTCGAGTGAGCGCTGTACAGCCGAAGAGAATCATTGAAAAAGTCATGAGCAGTAATCTCGATGAGCTTTGCCGAGTTTAGTCCAAAGTTTTGTGTTTGTTTTGTCATCAGTATGCCGTCGCGTATGCGTAAAATTTACCATCAGAAGTTTGCATCGTGTCCCAGTAGACCCGACGATTACCACAGTCGCACCGGTGAGATTCTCCATCCCAACCCATACAATCTCTACCCAGGTCATCGCAATTGTGACCGTCAAAGCTAATCATACCTTCTTCGGAAGCTGAGGCCTTGGCAGCAGCGATCGCTTCTTCTGGGGCATTGTAAGTTTGTCCAAGGGTATTCATAGAGTAATTATATCATGAAGCTCATCATTTGTAAACTGGTTTGAGCTTCTTTCTCTTCATGTGCAACTTTCTAGCTCCTCTAAAGCGAAGCCAGTTGGCATTCCACTTAACTGTAGTAGCCTTCGTAAGAAAAGCTGCACCGCTGTGAAATTCCACAAAGGGCGCTCTAATGAATTTAACTTTTTGCCAGCACTTGCGAACAATCTTCTGCAAACAACCAGCAGGTGAAGTTCGAGCTCTGCGAAGCTGCCGTCGTCTCATGAGCATTAGTGAGGCTTGATCACCATCAAACGATTCGTGTAGGCCATGATTGCGGCAGAGATCACGAAGGTGAGGTGAATGATAACTTGGAACGTCATCGTTTGTTGTGTAAGGTTGGGAGCTTCAATGAACGTTTTCAGCAAGTGGATCGACGAGATGCCAACGAGGGCCATTGCCAACTTTACTTTCAGTGAGCCAGCATCAACGTGTTCTAACCATTCTGGTTGGTCTGGGTGATTTTCTAGGTACAATCGCGAAACGAAAGTCTCATAGCCACCGACGATAACCATCAGCATCAAGTTAGCGATCATGACTACGTCGATGAGCCCGAGAACGACGAGCATGATCTCAGTTTCCGTTACCGTTGTCATGTGTTGAATCAAGTGTACAAGTTCAACACCGAAGTGGTACACGTACACGATCTGGGCGATGATCAAGCCAAAGTACAGGGGAGCTTGCAACCAACGGCTAGAGAAAATCAAGTTAGAGATTATCTTCAGTATGTTGTTCTGATGTTGAGTTACAGATGAGGTCATTTCTATCCTTGTATTAGTATGGAATTAGTTTGCAGCCGTAGTTCATGCCACGCTTTTGAAACGTGAATCTTCCCTTGATCTTACCGTGATCAATGTGGGACATCATGTCATGAAGATCAGTCATAAAGACGCTGACTCTCTTTCCTGTAGAGAGTCGCTTGAAGTAAATATGAACGGCAGATTGCCCGCGAGCAAAGCTTTCATACTCGAGAATATCTTCAAACACAAAGTTTTCTACCAGAGTGCAACCAGATCCTGGATAAGATACTTGGTTGCCCTGAGAGTCAAACGGAATCATGTAGATCGTTTTCATATAGGTATCCTTAGACTCGGAAACGAAGAAGACGTGTGCCGTCTATCAATCAAAGTTGTTGAAGTAGTTGACGTCATTCAGCCATTCCTTGCGGTCATCAGCCATGCTACCCTTAAAGGCGAGGTTGATACCGGCAAAGTCAACAGCTTCCAGCTTACCGATGCGAACAAGGTAGTTCTCGCGATTCTCAAGGATCTTCTTGAAACGCGGGGTCTTGAACTTACCCAGTCCTTTGAAACGAGTTGCTTCATGCTTCGGAGCAGTCTTGGACCACTCATCGTAATCTTCGTCAGTCCAGAACTCTGTTTCCTTGCCCTTGACGGTGGCGATCACCAACGGAGTAGCCATGCGGTAGATGATTCCCATCTCGAACAACTCAGGCCAGAAGTAGGCGAAGAAGTTGATCAGTAAAGAGGAAACGTGGAATCCGTCCAAGTCTTGGTCGGACAGAATCACGATCTTGCCAAAGCGGAGGTCCTTGACGCTCTTAACCGGAACACCGATCTTCAGGCCGGTGATCTTCAAGATGTTCTTGATCTCGTTGTTACCGTCATCATTGTTCTTCTTGTCACCGATGACTTTTGCCAGATCGCAGTCCATGACGTTCAACGGCTTACCCTTCAAAGCGAAAGAGCCGATGTACGGATTCTTACCGCGAGCTTCATGGATTGACTTACGAGCAGAGTCACCTTCAGTGAGGTACAGTTCGCAGAGGTGACGGTCAGTATCTTCCATCGCATCGGAGAACTTCTCAACACGACGAGGATTCCCTTTGTCGATGTCTTTGCTCAGATCACGCAGGCGCTTTAGCTCATCAGCTTTGGCCTTGGCTTCTGCCCAGATCAAGACACGGTCAACGATACCGCAGTCAATGATGCGCTTGATGAACTTGTCAGAGCATTCCCAGCTTGTCTTGTAGTCCTTGACCTCGGTCATCAGAGTTTCTTTGGTCTGCGAGTCATAACGCGGACGAACGATCGTGGCGTTGATGAATACCTGCATGTAGGACTGAATTTCCGTTTGCTTGACGTCGATCTTGTGTTTCTTCTGGATGTACTCGCGCAGCTTGGTAGCGATCTGGTACCAGACGTAGTAGAGGTGGGTACCACCTTGAATCGTGTGCGTAGTGTTCACGAAAGAGACGTGGGAGAAACCGTCATCAGTTGCAGCTACGCCGATGCTCCAGTTTTCATTCTCATCGAATTCGAACTTGGGTGTGTACAGCGCAATGTAGTCCTTGAAGGAGTTAATCTTGATGCGGTCACCATTGAAGTAGATCTTCAGTTTTGGGTTACAACCGGCAATATCGTAGACACGCTTGACAAGCTTTGCATAGTTGTCATCATCGAGTTGTGTCTCGATGTGAGCATAGTCAGGAGTGTAGGTGATCTTCGTGAAGCCCTTACCATTACCTTCGGAGATCTTTGCTTCGGTCTTCTCCATCATGTTCTTTGTCCAAGTTTGCTTGAACTTTTTCTTACCGTCAGAAGTTTCTACGGTGAAGGATGTAGAGAAGATGTTGGTGAGCGAAGCACCTTCACCGTTTTGTCCGGTTCCGGTGGAGTCTTCAGTATCATCAAAGTTCGAACCGGAACGGAGATAACCAAAGATCAGAGTGGGAACGTACTCATTGTACTCTTTGTGCAGTTCAACCGGAATGCCGCCGTTGTCAAGTACGGAGATTTCGCCTGTGGCATGATCGATCTCAACCTTGATGGTATCAAGGTGTTTGCCTTCAGGACGCTTGGAATGGTCAACAGCGTTGGAGATCACTTCATCGAAGAGTTTGAGCAGACCAGGATTCCAGGTCATCTCTTTCTTCATCATGCATGGGCCTGTTATCTTGATCGTGCAGTCTCCGTCAGAAACTACTTGAGAATCGACGAAGTAAGATTCTGCTGTGTGCGGTTTGACAGATCCCACATACCTTCCGGGCCGCGCAAGAACATGCTCAATATCAGTAAGTTTTCTATATTTCTGTTCAATAGATTTAGATTTTGTTGTCATTACCAATATACCTTCTAGGTCTTATTTATAAATAGAATTATAACACAATCTTTTAAAGATGTACACAAAATTATGATTCCATACACCTACAAAGTGACTCATATTTTAACAGGTCAATGGTACTACGGGGTCAGATACGCCAATAATTGTCATCCTGACGATCTTTGGGTGAATTATTTTACATCATCTAGTTACATTAGAGATCTTATCAATGTTGATGGCAAAGATGCTTTCAAAGCTGAAGTTAGGAGAACTTTCAAAACAAAACAAGATGCCATTAAATGGGAATTAAAAGTTCTTAAGAAAGTTTTTAAGTGGCTAAATTGTTTGAATCATGGAGCATTTCCTGCCATTTCACAAGAGGCGAGATCTCATGGGAATATAACAAAGGCCAAAATTCAGGAAGATGGTCTGACGATCTTTCAACAAGCTGGGAAGAAGTGGAAAGAAAGGCAGCATGAAATAGATTCTATAACAGGACTTACTCGGAAAGAATTGAGAAAACAGCGATTCAATGCATCTCTTGATAAGAATGGGTCAAGAAAGAAAATGTCAGAGATTACAAGCAAACGCATGTCTCAAAATAATCCAAGCAAGAACCCAGAAACCGCTGCTAAAATTAGTGAAACTCTCAAGCGAAAGATTGCTAGTGGTGAAATTACTACTACAAGGGGACAAAAATTTCAATCTATCTCAGACATGCTCTTAGGCAATGAGTTTACCAAAAACACAATTTGGGTTAATGATGGAATTTGTGATAGACGTCTCAAACAAGGAGAATCTATCCCAGAAGGATTTAACTTAGGACGCTTGAACGTTAAGAACAAGGGTCACAAGTATCAGATCCTAACATGTCCATATTGTACTCATGAGGGCGGAGGTGGTAACATGAAACGTTATCACTTTGAGAATTGTAAACATCGGCATTCATTGTGAACATGTTTGTTTGCTTTGAGAGCAATTCTTTTAGATCTTTGTAGCCTTGCTTGATGAGTTCAGCTTTCTCTGCCTTCTCTTCTGGAGAAGCATCTTTATATTCATCGTCGAGATATCTTAACCAGTCTTGAAAGTTATGGATGAGATTGAGCTCTCTATCTTCAACGTACTTACCCAAAGCTTGATCATACTTTAAGTGAAGAATCTTCATAGTACAAAGTTTCGTTGATCCACGTTCAACTGAACGTAGAACTTTCTTGACAGATTCATCTTCAAGAAGAACCCAGAGTTGTACTGTGACTCAACGTAGAGATTGAGCTCTGGATTGATAACTTCATTGTCGATTAGTAGCCAAGGAACGACGAAAGTTTGATCACCGATTTGCTTTACGTAGAAGGCCGTGATGAAATCAAATGACTTCCACTTCTGACGCATAGTCTCATCCTTAGAAGCTCTGCTGAAGCTGAAGAATTCTTTTGGAGCAACGTCAAAACCTTCTCCTTGAAACTTGATCTCACCTTTGAGTCCTTCTATCAGAACATCCCAGCTTTTCTCAAGAGTAATTGTCTCATCATTGTGAATTGACTCAAGTCCTGCTCTTCTACACAGATCAACGACAGCATGTTCACCGAGCTCTCCGATGAGAGTAGACTCGATAAAGTCGCTCAGAGTGCGTCGATCGCCGTTCAAACTTGAGTTAGAATAATAGAGACTAGCTTTGGTGTGAACTTCATCTAAGAAGTCCGAGTTGCTCATCAGACGAGTCGCATTTAAATAACGGCCTGATAGAGCAGCTCGGATGAGACGCATGCTCAAGTGATCAAGTTTCACTTATGTCCTTGATTACTCAACGTGCCAAGGAACAGGACTTTACCATCGTGATAAGATCATGCTCAGCAGTAGATGTATAGTATTTCTTCACGAGAACTTTGTCTCTGATGAAATAATATGCTTCGGTGTCATATTGACAATTACCATCAACCTGATCTGCAAGTACACGAGGATCGTCTACCATCAGACAAGCTTTACGATGATCAACAGCATCATAGATCTCTTCGGGCAGAACACAACCGACACAGGTCAAGATTCCACCTAGAGAGTACTCATCTTCATGAAAACATTCAAACGGCATCGGAAAGCTTAACTTGTTAGAGATCAGTTCTAGCAGTGTGT